CACATTTCCTTTTGAGAGAAAAAGCGGATGGTATAATGGTTCATTCTCTGCCAGCCAATATATACCCACCGGTTGATTTTGGTATGGAAATTAAAGCAGAATATATTGAGGATTTAGATTTGTATCTAGTTCACGATATTGATATGGAGGGTAATGCAATGGATAGATTGATGTATATTTTTAAACAGCACCCAACCTCTCAGAAAATAAATCCTATTAATAATATCACTGAAATGATTGATAGTATTAATATGGAAAGGGAAAAACTAAAGAAATTTTTAGATGAACCATATGTCTCCTATAGATGGTATCCTAAAACAGCGTGGTATATTGATAATATAACGCCTTTTGTGGAAACATTATATAGCGTGGTTAATAATGATTCAGATATAGTAAAGTGGTTATGTGAGGATGGAATAATTAAAAATGATGGTTTTATTTTGTCTCCAATGGATGGGTCAAGGGAGATTAAAATAAAACCTAAAACACATTATACCATTGATTTGGAACATATTGATGGTAAATTTTATGATAGGGATGAGAATGTATGGGATATAAAAAATAATGATGAAGAAAAAGATAATCATACTATTTGGCGATGCTATCCATCACACGATGGCTATATTGTGGGAGAATTAAGATATGATAAAACAAAAGCAAACACCAATGAAATATGTGATACTATTAGAAATCTATATTATGCAGATTATAAGGTGGATAATATGGCAATTTATAACGATAGGACAAATATTATTGTCCCGGAATGGAATGATATAGTACATTCTAATATTAGTAATATTAAAAAAATATTTAGTAATATTAAATTTAACGGGAATGTTCTGGATTGTGGGTGCGGTAATGGGAAGAATTTAAAATATATGGAAGGTGAGTTCAAATATCTTGGTTTGGATATTGATGTTAATATGTTAGGGTCAGCAATTGCTAATACTAAAGAATCATTTTCATATTATGATTTTAATATTCCATACAGTGATAATAAACTTTGGGTAAATTTTAATAAAACCAAATTTGATTATGTTTTATGTATTAACAGTATAATGCATTTTAATACAGATACTTTTTGGGAATTACTTGATGTGATAATTAAACCTGGTACTATGATGATTTTCAATTTACTGGAAATAGAAAAAAAGTATAATATAAGCGATAAATATTATATCGAAAGAAAGGGCGATATGGTTGAATATATGTTTCCGATTCACAATAGTGTAAAAACGGAGAGATATATTGATAATATTGAAGGAACATTAATACGATATAATTGGAGAATTATATCAACGGAGAAATATATTAATAATAACATGACTGATAATTACAGATGGTATATTGTTCTTAAAAATTAACTGATGCAAATTCGGACCCTTCATACGGCATTACACTAAAATAAGGTTCAATAATAGGGGTTAATTGGGTTATAATTTCAGGTTCATTTATTTTATTTACAAATTCTTCTTTTTTCTTCTTTTTCTTTTCTTTCTTGATAGAATAATCAATTGAAGTTTCTAGTTTATGTACTGCTTTTTCCTGAAATGTCATTTTTGCCGTGTCAATACCTTTTTCACTATCTTCTTCATTTACATATTTTTCAATAGTACCATCTCTATTCATTTTATATAAATTATCTTTGATTAATTCTCTCAGTTTATTTACAACTAGTTCATATTTTTGTGCTTTTTGTAATGACATATTGATAAGGTCTTTTTCAATAATATTATTTAATGTTAAATCACCTAATATATAACTTAATAATACATTTGCGACTACTAGTGCTTCCTTCTCATTATTTGTTGCAAGTATCAACGTATCATCTTCATTCATTATTAAATCTTTTCTAATAAATGGTATATCTTCCCACATATTAATATTTATTTTTTCTTTATATTTTTCTATATCATTAATCTTCAAATAATATTTATTTATATTATTTCCTACGTATATTTGCATCCAAGGATTTGGTTCATCAAATTTAATCATATTTTTATCTTCATTAACATTAACCATTGTTTCAGGTGGGTCGGTAAAATTAAAATAAATATCAATTGCTAATATAATTATAATTATAATAACATATATATATATCATTATTATATCGTTAGAAATATTATTATTTATATTTATATATAAATCTATGATTGATGAAATCAAATTTATGGAAAGCATCCAACGATTTAATTTTTCAAAACAAATGAACATTATTACAACCCCATTTAATACAAGTGGTTTTATTGTAATGGTAATAGTATTATTTGTTTATAAAATAATAAATATAGCTGATATAGTATTATTATTAAAAGGCTGTATTATTGGAAATTTATTAAAATATATTTTTAGAAGAAAACGTCCTTATATTACAAGTGACACAATTACTAATTATAGTGGGAAGGACCATAAACATATTTCTAAATATTATTCATTTCCGAGTGGGCATACATTTGCATCCACTTTTTTTACCCTAGTAATGTTAAGTAAATATCCAACTGAATTTGCTATAAATATAATTCCTATATTGGTTGGTTTTAGTAGGATATTTTTAGGGGTTCACTATCCGACCGATATAGTGGGTGGGATGTTGTTTGGGTTTATAGTTTTCAAGATATTGTCATAATATAATAGTGAATTATTATATTCGTCTAATATTATCATTATAAATAAGATTAAACATATTCCCGCGTTCAAAGGTTCGTGAATGTGCAAATTTTGGAATATCAACCATTTCATATCCATTTTTATTTAGATAAGGTATGACATTAAAAGTATAATAATTTGTTTTAAATATATTATCAAATCTATTCATCCATTCTTCCAATCTGGGATATAAATAAAAGTATTTTTCAACAATAATAATAAATAATTCCTTCCAAGTCATTTCTTTTTGTATTTCTTTTGGTAATTTATTTAATGTGATTTTATCTATATTTTCTTTGCCAATTTTATCTAATTTCCAAAAACCATAATCATATCGATAATATTTTGACTGGTCTGTTTTACCTTCTTTATAATAATTATAAATAGTATCACAATATAATCGTGCATATGCATATTCATTGTCGCTAAATTTGGTAAAATTTTTATAATCAAAATAAATATAGGCATTTTTGTATTTAAATATACGGGCGAATTGTGAGATAATGTTTGTATTATCTATATTATCTATATTATTTATATTATCATCATATGGATACATTTTTCTTATATAATTAACATACATTTCTTCGCCCATTTCAATAGATATGACTGGATATCCATTCATATAATAATTTATTATTAATCCGTCTTTTGTTTTATTCTTATACATATGTTCATATGAACCGGTTGAATCAAACCATTGAGTTGTATAGATATTATTATTATAACTAAATTGCCCATATGTATCACACATTTTAATGAATTTATCAAATATATTAACACGGTCATATCCCTCAATATTAATAGTATTGATATCCAGTATGGGGATAGTATCATCTGAAATTATTTTTATTTTCGGTTCATCATAACCAATATAATTAAATTCATAACGTTTTCGTATTAATTTCTCAAATTTTTCATTAGTATGATAATAAGTAGCTTTATCATCTTTTGCAATTAATTTTAATTTAGATGCGGGATGGAGTAAAAATTCTTCTTCTTTGGGAAACATACTAAAATTTTCCATCAATAAACCAGCGCCTTTAAATTTCATAGGGATATTAACACGAATTAATATTAATCCAAAATCCATTTTAATACCTGGAGAATAGAAAGGGTCGCGAGTAGTTGATATAAATCCATTATCTTGAAAAGTATCACCAATTTTTAGATTTTTAATAAAACTATCATCCCAAACAAATCTATAAAAATAATAATCTTTCGGTAATTCTACTTTTTCAATTGTTTTCATAATTTTATTTAATCCATCAACCATATAATTATTAATGGGTAATCTTTCACGCAATATTTTATTAAAAAAATAACTACCAGTAAATGAATAATATGTTATCCAGTTAATTGATTCCATTTCTATTATTTTACTCATATGTTCATTAATTGTTTTATATGATATGTCATTCTTTGAAACTAATTTACAAATACTATAATGTAATTCTTTATCAATTAAATTAGATGGAGTTAATTTCTCGATTAATTTGTTATTCATACCCAATTTAATTAATTCGGATTTACTATAATAGGGGGTAAGATGAGTAGCTAAAGGATTGAAACTATTGCGCTTACATATAGATATACTCATACCAAATTCAGGAGCATACCGATAGAGTGTTTCATATGATGTTTTTTCTAATGTTTCTAAATCATAATTATCTAGAATCTTAATAATATCATTATAACGTTTTTTATTTTCTTCTGTTGCGTTTTCGGTTTTATTGATAATCCATTGCCTCACTTCATCGGTAATAAAACGATAATGACACGTTACTAATCTATAATATAATTTCATACTATTGATAGGGTAAATCATATCACTATATATATCATACATTGGTATATATTCAGAATATTGAGAAAGTGCAATTTTATCTTTTTTATTTTTTAATTCTATTTTTCTATTAAATATCTTTTCTATCAATTCATAATTTATTTTCATTATTATGAAGTTATAGAAATTTATTCTGTTTGGGGTTATGTGTTGTGCTCAACCTGTTGTTCAACATGTTGTACATTATAATCATCATCCATATGACCTTCAAACCCCTCAAAACCTTGTCCAATTACAATTTTTGAATTAAATAAGAAATAAAATCCAGCCAATACTATTATGGCGACAAGAACCATCATATAAGTTTCCATTATATAATATTATATAATAATATTATATAATAGATTAACTTGATTAATTGAGGAACAGACACTCATTGCTTGTGTTTATAAAAAAATTGATAAATAAACACATTAATATTAATTTACAATAATTAATGCTAACACCTGAATATCTATTATACCCTATTATAGCCAATGCTATGAACCAAGTGGTCAATTTTCGTACTGGATATATTGTATTGGACATATTTTTGGTAGGTATGATGATGATTTTTTTGTATGGTTTTGATGGGAATATTATTAAAAAGTATATTAAAATACTCCATCGAAAATATATATTGTCCCGGTTTGTGAATAATAAGATTATTCTTATGAATGAAAGTGGTAAGGCTAGGTCATACAAGTTTCGTGCTGTTATGCACTATATGGCACGTAATAGGAACAAGACTATTTATAGCATAAAGGAAGTCAGTCAATTTGGTTGGGATAATGAGGACCAAAATGTGGAACTATCTAGTGAATATATGGTTGACCAAGATAGGGAATTTACATTGGCTGATAATATTTATGGTACCATTTATGTGGAGGAGAAAGAACGGTCCAGAAAACATTCTGAACGAGTCGAATCATATGATATGAATATTCTAACCATCTATTCAGATAAATTTGATCTCCTCTATTTGCAGGAATGGATTGATAAGCGCGTGGATGAATATAAACAATACATTAAACATAAATCAACCGATGGACAACATCTCATTACGGTTATGCAGGGTAAGGATGATTTGGAAGTAGAGGGTGTCCCGTGGGAATCAACTGTTACATTTGCAAATAGTTATTTCCATGATAAGGATAACATTCTTGAGAAGATTGATTTCTTTCTCAATAATAAACAATGGTATATGGACCGGGGTATTCCCTATAATTTGGGTATTCTTCTTTATGGAGAACCAGGCTGTGGTAAGACTCGATTTATTAAACAACTGATGAATCACACCAAGCGCCACGGGATTGATATTAAACTAACGGATAGTTTTGATTTCAATGAATTGAAGGATATTATTTACAATGAGGAGATTGATTATAATTATATTATTCCACAAGACCAACGTATTATTATCTTTGAGGATATTGATGCAATGGGCGATGTGGTTAAAGAAAGAAAGGATAAGAAAAAGAAAAAGGATTCTGATATAAATGAGAATGCGATTGAATCATTGGAGAGTGAGGATGAAGGTACAACAATGTCCAACAAGAAGATTATGGAGAAATTTATGATTACTGCGACAAAATCAAATAATAATAATCTATCTTTCCTTCTGAATATTTTGGATGGTCTGAATGAATGTAGCGGTCGTATTATTATTATGACAACTAATAAGATTGACCACCTTGATAAGGCGCTGATTAGACCAGGTAGAATTGATATTAAGATTGAATTTCAAAGATGTTCTACATATGATATTATGATGATGATACGTATGTTTTGGAAGATGGATATCAATATGGATATGATGCGAACTGATATTGATATGAAATATACATCGGCGGAAGTTATTAATATCTTTAGAACTACATATAATTTTGAAGATATTAAGGGTGAGTTT